GTCCTAGACCCCTTCAATGGGATAGGGACAACCACAAAAACAGCCCAAAAACTAGGCAGAAAATATATCGGATACGATATAGACGAAAAATATGTGGAGATAGCAAAACAGTCCCCTGCTAGATAAACTACAACGAGATGGAAACCGCTACTAAATATCCGTTGATGCACCTCACCGCCCGAGAAGTACTGCAACTACGCAGATTCACCGACCTCTGCAAAGCAAACAAAAACGAACACCAAGTAACCGACCGCAAATATACGGCAGGAGCCACCGAAAAAGGCATCATCATGCTCGGAAAAGCAGGAGAAGTGATCATCTCCCGCTACTACAACACCGAAATAGATTGGGAAATCTATGTAGGCGCAGACAACGGTTTTGACACCATCATAAACAACAAAAAAACTGAGATCAAAACATCATCCCAAAAAGACCTGATAATCAACGACCCTGAACACTGCAAATACGGTTTATGGAAACCCGACACAGAACAATGCATAGTCGTATGGTGTAACCAGCCTAAACACCAATGGGAAAACATAGGCACAAACACACAGTTCCAAATAATCGGTGGAACAACCCGCCAAAATTTCTTTGCAAAAGCCCAAAAAACCGACTACGGTTATGGTCCGAGACTAAAACTAAACGAACAACAACTAACACACCTATAGAAAGACATAATGAACGAATTCCAACAATGGTGGGTCACCCACCTAGCCCAAGAAACAGAAAAGGCTCACAAACAAGCCGAAAGACTATTCCCAATCCGCGTACTCAGCAACAAAGCAAAACGCGACATCTTCATGGACACCTTCCACTGGACAATGCTAGAACAGCGAATAACAATGGAAAAACTATTTAAACAACCCGTAAACCTATAACAGGAGCAGAAAATGAGAAAAAGGCAACGCCAAATATATGCCCTCAATGTCAGCGAACCACAAATGAAAGGGCTCCTCGCACTTGTAACAGAACAACGAAAACAACTAGCAAAAACCCTGCAAGAAAAAGGCGACGCACCAGACACCGATCGCATATATCAAAAATTAACCCAACTCAAAGGAATAGAAAAAGCATTAGAAACCTCAATCTACTTCCACGACAAATTCTATGAAGCAAACAAAACACAAATCAAAGAAAAACGCGAAACCCTAAAAAAAGCAAAACCGCCGCGCGAAATTTTGAAAAACGACCCCCAACAGTCCCTCAACAAATAAACCGAAACGACCATGACAACCACACAAAAAAATACGCCCACACCCGGCACCGAAATCCTCCAAGAAGCCTACAAAATCGTAAACCAAGACCGCCAAAACACATACGGACACCCAAAAGACGACTACACAAAAGTCATCAACATCTACCAAACACTCACAGGAAAAGAACTAACAATAAACGAAGCAATCCTCTTCATGGTCTCCGTCAAACTCGCACGACTACGAACCAACCTAGACCAAGGACAACTACACCACGACACACTCCTAGACACAATCGGATACCTCACCTGCCTAAACATGATCCACCACGCAGACACACCCCAACAGACCCCAGACAGATAAACCTAAAAAACAAAACGGAACCAAAAAATATGTCGCATGACCGCCCCCGGCTACAGAGAGAGTGCAAAAGGTTGACAGCCCCGCTTAGCAACCTGCTGTCACTGTCATACAACCCTTATGTTGTAAGGGTTTTGTGATGCGTGTGCTTGTGCCTTTGTTGTTTGTGATGGTTGCTGTGTATTGGGTTTTGCAGTTGTTGCATTTTGTGTTTGTTTTGCATTTTGAGGAGGTTGTTGCAAGTGTTGTGATTGTTTTTATTGTTTTTGTTTTGTATAGGGGGTGTTGTGCCTTACAAAAACATTGCAGATCATAGGGAGTGGCAACGCTGTCATCGTGAGGATACGAGGGCTAAGCGTGAGAGGCGTAGGGAGTATGAGCGTGAGCGTAAGAATCGTCAGCGTGTTGCTCTGTATGAGTCGTTGCCTGAGCCTGAGAGGTCTCGTAAGTTGAGGGCTAATGCGGTGCGTAGGTCTTATGGCATGAGGTGGACTGTTGTTCGTTAGCCCTGTGTGTTTGTTGGGGTCTCTTTGTTTGATCGTTTTTAGTGCTACGGGTGCTATGGGTGTAGGGATACTTGACATATACTCTGTACTGTTATATAGTTAGACACATGACAGCAGATGCACTACTAGGCATAGCAACAATGGCAATAGCCATGATCGTCCTACTCATAGGAGCACAATGAACTACAGATACGACATATCACCTGATAGATACCCTTCCACTAAGTGGCTAGTAATAGACACACAGTGTGGCAATATGCCGTTGTCTACACATGACACTAGAGAGCAAGCATTGACAGCATGTCGTGCGATCACACGCAAAAGGAGCACACGGGTATAACAATGATGGACATAGACATAGAGGCAGAGAAGATCGTAAAGATCGCACAACTTCGCAAGACAGAGATATGCACAGAGGATAATGGCATTACTGATATGCAGTCATTCGTTGTGTTTCAGAAGGGCGACCTATTTGAATGTCGTCAGAGTGGTCTCAATGGTCACCCCTTTGAGTCGTTACCTACAGTGTTGAGTGACGCATACAATGACGGTTTAGATGAGTTTGACACTGTAAGTATCGTTGTAGATAGTTATGTTCGTCTCAAAAAGTTGGAGAGTCTCACGGGTTATCAGAGAGGTGATCTAGAGCGTGAGTATAAGAACAACCCTGATACACCTGTGTCAGAAGCATTGACTGTAGCGACCTACGGGTATCACGGTGGTAGTGCAGGCAAGTGTGTGAAATATGTTTACAACGACAATGGTTTACCTGAGTTCACCATGATTGACGATGGTGAAGCGACCATACGATCAGAGTTTGTAGACTTCGTAATGACCAAATACATTGACTTCTGCAAGAAGGGCAAAGCATAATGAATATCGTTACGGGCTTAGTGTTGATCGTGGCAGGCGTATGGATCTATCGCATAGGTATTGAATACGAACGCAGACACGGTCGTAAACGCAAATAGCGTTACGGGTGCTTACGGGTGATTACCAACCCCGTTTATTCCAATACCATGAACCCTTCAAGTCGGCTATCAGCATCATCGCAAGTACAGACAGCAACGCAACAACTGATACAAAAGCGACAACCCACATCAGTCGCATAAACCACATAAGTAACAGCATAAATCCCCTTTCACTCCCACGAGTGTTTTGCTAACCCCAAGTCAAAGGCTAACTGAGGATTCTCCCCGATTCGTGTATGACACGGACGGCACACAGCAATACAGTTCCCCTCATCCACCACAGAACCACCCTGAGAACGACGGATAAGTTCATGGATATCCTGAGACGGGCGACGCACATAAGTCACAAGACCATCATGTTCAGCGAACACAGGACACGCAACACAATACGGGTGTTTGTTCAGCATCATCGCAACAAAGATGCGCCTATCCACATCAGCAACCAACCGCTTTGCCGACTTCTGCCTGATCGGTTTAGTTGATCGTTTGAGTGGCGACCGTTTTATTGGTTTGCGGGGCTTCACTGCTTAGCGACGGTTTTGATGATTTGTTTGGTCGTCATTACGGAGGCGAACACCGCACTTCAGGCATTCTTCCATCCATGGGAAAGAACGGCGGAAAGCCAATGGGTGGTCGCAACCTGCCATTGTATTTTCAACCTTTTCGTTAGCGGAAACACGAAGGAACTCAGCCATAGAAACACCCAAATGTTTGGCGCATTCCTCCCACTTCTGCTTGTCTTCAGTTGAAGCGCGGAACAAAACCTGTTCTTGTGCTGTTGAAGAAAGTTCAGTCCCGTCTTCACCTTTTTTCTTCTTCCCAACAGAACGCGATCGGGTTGGAACCAAATCTTCGGCGACTTTGTTCATCGCTACTTCTAGGTTGTCGTTGATGTCGCTCATAAAACCTCTTCCACATATTCTTCTGCTTGTAGAACTGCGTCACGCAATCCGTCTGACCATTGAAATAACAGCATCGGAGCCCATTTTGCGTTCATCCACAAGGGGATTTCACCTTTTAGTGCTTCTTGTTCGCCGAAGGGGGCTTTTTCTGCAAGTTTCTTTTGCACTGCAACCGACCTGTCTTGCCAAGATGCTTGTTCGTCTAGCCACGCTTTTGCCTGATCCAACTCGTTTGTTGGGAGGGGCTCAGTGTTGATGCCTAGTTGGTTAGCGATTAGCGACACAACGGGACTAGCGGGCATCAGTTCTTTGACTTCTTCTAAATCGGTGTTGATGTCGGAGTCCCCGATGAAGCGACCGACCAAGTCAACGAAATCCTCAGGGATTCGGGAGATTAGTTCTTGTGGGGTGGGTGTTTCAGCCATATGAATACACTACCTTACTTTGGGATATATCAGCGAAAACCGCTAAAAATAGGGCATTTGTGGGGTTGACAATATAACCATACGGGTATATACTTATATATATGAAACAACTAGAAAACACTAAACAGACCAAACAGGTCGTAATGTTCGCAGGCGACATCCATGGAAACATGGGACACGCAGAGTGGGTAATCTCGCACGCAAAAAAGAACGAAGTAACGCACATCATCTCGGTGGGCGACTTCGGATATTGGGTGCACCGTCCATTCGGAAAGCAATTCGTAAA